GCGTAAAAGGAAATTCGTGCACGTGGTCCACATTCCAAAAAAGGAAAGATTGACCGTGAATTAATGCGTTGTAAGCCGCCTCTTTAATCCGTCTGTCGAATTGTTTGCCTAGTTTATCTTTGACACCCATGTCATTAAAAAAGACACCGTTTCCCAGGCTGTACGAACAGCGCTGTGTATTTAATTTGTGAAAGAAATTAGAGCATATCTGTGCGTTAGACGAAAAATTATCTATCTTTTTCTGGCCCAACAAAGTGTAATAGACGCGCTGGAACTGTAAAATAGTCTCATTTTCCTGTGCGTCATACTTGTCCGCCCTTAACGCCTCTTTGTATGCTCCTGTACTCTCGTGGAATTTTATAAACTGATTTATAAATTGCCCTTTGTCTTTTGCGGCAACAAAATCTTGATATGATAGATACATTGTTATCACCCTAGAATTGATTTGTATTGTCTTGATTGGCTGCGCTTGACGAGTTTTTTTGTTTTTACAAAATACCTAATAGCGTCCATTGCGTGGTCTGACTGTTTTATAACTGCATCCCTGCCTTTGTCAGCCGCTGTTGGGTCCCATGCATAGATGCCAAATTCCTCGATCGTGTGCGTGCAAGACGGATCAAAAGATAGCTTGTCTTGTGTCAACATCGTCTCAACGTCTGCTATCCCATCGTTAACAGTATTATCTGCCTTTTTGACCTTGTGTCCTTTACTGCGTAGCTCCACGATGAGAGCGGCGGCGGATGGGTCAACAATCACTAAATCATCTTTCTGCCCGTTTAGCGTGTCCTCTAGTCCCTTTACCAGCTCACTGACTGGTTTCATGCGGTTGTTCTCCCTGCCTGAGTAATAATACTCTCGTAGGCAGTGCCAGTTGCCGGTATCTACTCTTTTCTGCCAGATGAGGAAGACGGTAGCGTTTTGCATACCAAAGTCGGAGCTAACAATTATCTCTCCGCTAGTCTCTACCTTGCAGACGTGCCTTTTCTCCGAAAACATATCGTACACAAGCCCTTCTGCTACTGCCCAGTTGCCCAGTATGTAGCGTTGATACCTGTGTGTCCCTGAGTACTCTTTTATTAACTCGTTTACTACCGCCGGAGGCAGGCAGCCATCGTGTATGTTGTACGCCTGCTGAAATATATCGGCATCGGAATCTAGAAAGCCCTTAAACCAGTGTTTCGGTCCCGCCGGATTGCAAGTGCCATCGAAATGACTGTGTGACGTCCTGAGACGAGATTTTAACATCTCAAATACTTCTTGATTCCACGTTGTCACCTCATCGCCGTATGCATACTCAATCGTTGCTCCCTGTATTCTTGCAACGTGCTTCTTGTTATCGGCACCTAATGCATATACTTTTTTTCCAAATAGCTGTACTGTATTGTCACTCCGTATCTCGCCAACTAGCTCTTCACCCCATGTTTCTCGCATGGGGTCGAGTATGTTTCGCTGTAGTGTGCCTCTGGTGTTTCCCAACATCACAGCCAGCCCTAATCCTTTTAGGTGTGTCAGACGTTGAGGAATTACGATTGTGTAGTCAACAAAGGATTTCCCGGAGCCTGTTGCCCCGGTCTTTACGTTCCAGCGATGATTACAGCCTTGCAGGTATTCTGCCTGCTTGCTAGTCAATGGCACTATCGACACCCCCAAGGATTTCAATAGCTTTCGCCAGTGCTTTGTCGCTTGCACTCTCTGACTGTGGCTTATCTCGCCATTGTTCCGGCTTTCTGTTCTTTAGCCAAAATATCTGTGCTGTTGTATCCGGCGCAACGTGTTTTTTTGTTACTTTTCGCTCCGTCATTACTCCGCCTTCGTACTTTTCGCTCGTCTCCTCGTAGCTGTACCCTAACGCCCGTTGTAACAGGCTTTTTTCCACTTGCCTGTCCACAACATCTTTTCCCTTTTTTAAGGTATCGGCTAAAATTGGAAATTTTTTCTTCCATGTATACAAGGTATCTGGGTTAATGCCGATGTTTGCCGCAATCTCTTTGTCTGTGCATCCATCTCGCGCCCATCCCTCTAGCTTAAGTAACCCTTCTTGGGTCAGCCACTCCTGGTATTTACTTATCCCATTTTGGGGTCACCTCCTAAATACAACCATAACCCCGTAATGGATTGTTTACGGGGTTATATGAAAGGAAAGAAAATATGAAAAAAATCGTTTACACTAGTTGCATAACGCAACTAAATACAAGTATAAGGAATTGCACCTTAACAGCCGCCGGGGTAAGACTAATAAGCGGCTGGTCTCTAAACACTTGTAGATCCGCAACCTGTATGGAACGTAAGGCACCGTGGGATAGGTGTCTTACGTACTCTCTTTTACGCGGGTGAGAGTTTACACTTTTACCACAAAAAGATAGAGGAGGTTATGTCTCACAAAAAGTTACCAGTACTCGTCCGTACAAGTGTATTGTACGACATCTTTTAAGCCGTGTTAGACAAACATAAAAAAAGAGAGGGAGATGATTCCCCCTCTCTAATATCCCGCATATTTCCCAGCCAAATTGGCGAAAGCACTGAGCCATCTTCGGATAGTCATTTCTGCATATCCGAGCTTATTCGCCGCCCCTGCTATCGTGTATCTATCCTCGAAATACACCAGCTGTACGGCTTTCATTCTGTCCTCGCCGTTGTCCATCCCCTCTGTTTGCTTTATCGCCTTGTTGATAGCGTACATCCATAGGGCTGACTGGGCTGTATTTTCTGCAATCAGTTTGTCTGGGTATTTTTTTACCTGCTTTACTGCGTGTCCATACCAGTCGTGTTTGGGATTGCTCAATTTTCTTACCTCCGCGTAATCATCGCTAATATCATCATTACTGCTGCATAAATCTTATCTTCTTTTTCTTCTGCCGCCATCCATTCCAGTAAAGCAATCGCTGCCCATATTATAGGCATCACGTTACTTATCACGTTATTTACTGTACTCATATCACTTCCTCCATAAATCACTTGCTTTCCATGCAAGCAACAAATATATTATTGCCAATATAACTGCTCCACAAATCTTTTCACTCATATTTACTCCTCCAACTTTCTTCTTATTTCTTTTTCATTGTCTGCAGTCATTGCTACATCAAATATGCTCATCGTTCTATCTCCCCGTTTCTTCCAACTTTTTTAAACCTCACTCTTTGTAGCGCGTCAGGGTACTTTGTTGTATTGACTCCCGAAAAAAATTGTTTTAAACCTCTACTCCATGTAAGCTGGGAAGGTGTAAAGTCTTTGTATATCACTTCTATTTCAAGAGACTCGGAATTTACTACAACGTCCGTTACGATATATAATCCTCCTTTGAAGTGTCTGTATATACAACCAGTCATTTCTTCTTTCAAATATTGAGCGTCCTTCTGGATTTCCATTATGTCGGTAGAGCGCCCTGTATCATATACAGCAGTTAACATCTTATGCCTCCTCCAATTTTCCAAAAATTTTTTCGTAAGCTCCTACATCATACTTTAGTAAAAATTGTTGCACCTCGTTTTCTTCTAGTACCCTGCCTTCTTCGTCTCCATCCATCCATTTCGCCACGCCCAACCATCTGCCTTTTTTACTTCTGTATATTTCGGCGTTTACCGAGATTCTAAAAGGTCTTCCAACTTCCATTTCGACCTTGTCGGAAACCAATTCCATCCTGTCTGTGTCATATTTTAATTTGTTTTCTGCGTCTACAAATATCATTTTTCTCCCCTCCTAAATATGCTCATGCGCCGTTTTGTCTTTGCAATGTTCGTGATTTCGTGTATCCATCCTACCACCTCACTTATTAAGTGTGTAAAATACAAATCCTGTATAAATTATCGCTACTATGATTACTATTGCTTCTGTTGTGCTCATTTCTTACCCTGTTCCCCCTTAATAATTTCGTAGATAATGTCATCACGGTAATTACCATTCATATCTCTAATAGAGTCTTTTAGAATATGCTTGTTTCCTCCGTGTTTTTTGCAGAATTTATCGTAATGCTTTTCAACAGGATTTCCACCAACCATGCGCCACTCAATTTTACGGAGCTTTTTTGTTAGCTCCTCCATCTTGTTGAAAAGTTCTTCTCCGACAACCGGATTTCCTCTATCGAAAGATAAAAGTCCAAAATTATACGCCTTGGAGCAATAATAATCAATGTGATAAGACAAATAGCCTATCAATCTGTTATTACTAACAATAGCGAAATCAAATTTTCCTTCCTCTGGGTTTGCTGATATATCCGGACACCATTGTTCTAAGCATCCAGTTAAATACATCATATCTTCAGTAAAATAGATTCTTTGAAATTCTGTTGTTATTTGTTCTTTGAATAATATTGCAGGTACTAGCATTTGACTCTCCTCTTTATTTCTTTTCTGTTCATTTTTGTTCCTCTCCTAAATATGCTCATGTGGTTCGACCGGTTCCCAGTGCTTTTCAGCCTCCTGCTCAATCAATCGGTTATACCGCTCCACAAATTCGTCCTCGCTTATTTCGCCTTTCATAAATTTTTCTGATATGCTCACGTAGGTGTTTATTGGTATCCTTTTCAATCGGTTACACCGCTTCGCAAACTCCTCATCACTTATTTCATCTTTTATGTATTGCTGTGATAAACCCATATATGTATCCGGCTCTATCGCATCTATGTGCTTCTTATCCTCTCTGTCGCTCATACCTTACTACCTCCCCTTATCCTTCATCATTAACTCAACCCATTTTCTCGCTGTTTCTTTTTGCGCGTCTTCAATGTCTTCCCACGCGTCTGTGTTGTGGGCCAGTATATCACAAATCAATATAACTTCTACCATATTTTTACGCAAAATACCCTCTGCTCTTACCACTTGCGCCGGGGTTGAATCAAATCCTATAATTGCTGCGCGCATCGTTGCGGCTTTGGATAATTCATCCGCCTTTTCCGTTAATTTGCTAAACAATGTGCCTATTTCTAAATGTTCTAACAAATAGTCTTTCACTTCACTGTTTTTCATTTCTTCTACTTTCATTTTCTTTCCTTTCCCCTCCGGAATAAATCCGGAGGAATCAATGGCATATAGCTCCTCATGGAACCGTTAACGTGTTGCTGTGTAATGTGTATCTATCCTTAACCCCGGAGGGTGTCCAGCTGTTTTATCCATTCAAGCGGCCCTTTGTTGAGCAGTAGGCAGTTTTCACCTACATTTCCCATATCAAAAATACATCCCTCGCAATACTTGTGTTTATTGCAGTACTTTCTGATCGTTTTTGCCGCTTTTCTTGCTTTTGAGTCTTCTATTTTTCCCATTATGCCACCTCCCTGATTGTGATGCCATACCGTTCAAGCATCAACTTTCTCTTGATGATATATTCCGGATTTTTTCTTGTACGTGGGGATTTTACATCCTCGACAATAATCTTGCCTTCTTTGTCTGTGTAACGAAAATCTGCCGTATATGATACGGGGCGTTCTGTAGTGCCATCCTCTCGCTTCTGGCTGCCCACAAGGATGTATCTCGGCTGCCGCTCTAATCCTGTAATTTTCCCCGCTTGTTGCATCGCCGCCAGCTCTAAATAGCGATGCATTTCTCTTTTACTATCAAACTTCCCATCTTTCGTAAAAATCTTTTTATTTCTAAATTTATTCACAGGTAATTCCTCCCAAATGTTTTGATAAATTCTTCCCTCGTTCCGTTGTTCTCCTCCCAGTACTTCTGCGCCAGCTCCTTGAGGTACCTGTCTAGCGGTCCGTTGGGATTGCGATGTACTGCCTCTCCGCCGTTGGTATGATGATTCAAGCACAAATAAACTGTAAAGCCATATTTTTCGGCTTGCTTTCTGTTGCTACTGCCATATAAGACATGATGTCTGTGCAGATTTCTAGTCGTTTTGCAGAAAAAACACTCTTTTTTCGTTTGTAGTACGCTATTCATTCCTAGAATCCTCGCTTGCAAAATGATATTCCATCAAATCGGCAATCATTAGGTATTCTTTTGCTATTTTCCCACTTCGTGTTTCTTTTACCTGTTTTCTAAATTTTTCTAAATTTCCATGGAAGCATCCGCAATTAACCATTATTTTTTTATTTTTGCCCCTATAAAAAGTTGTGCATCGGAATTTTGTTCCGAAGCCCTGTGCTAATGCGTAATCTGTATTACCGGACACCTGTGCATTGCCGGAAACCTTTGCGTTTCCGGTAACCTCTGCATTGCCAAAAACCCATGCGTTGCTGCAAACCTGTGCATTGCCGGAAACCTTTGCATCGCCGAAAACCTCTGCGTTGCCGAAAACCCATGCATTGCCGTAAACCCGTGCGTTGCTGCAAACCTGTGCATTGCCGAAAACCCATGCGTTGCTGTAAACTTTTGCGTTGTCGGAAACCTGTGTATCGCCGGAAACCTGTGTATTGCCGGAAACCTCTGCGTTGCCGTAAACCTTTGCGTTGCTGCAAACCTGTGCATTGCCGAAAACCCATGCATTGCCGTAAACCCATGCATTGCCATCTTGGGATACATTTCCCTCTTTCTCTACGTATCCGCCAAGCTCTCCGGCTTTCACGTCTCCAAAATCAATTAATGCCTTAATTCTAAATAATTTTTTCCCAGCTTCGTTTGTAATAGGCTCTGTTGTTAATTCAAATTTTTTCATTTTTCTTCTTCCTTTCTTGGCTTCCATTTTCCTAGTATTTGTTCCAATTCTCTTGGGGTTAGCGTTTCAATTCCTAAGTCTTCCGCTTCCTGTATCGTGCCTTTGATTAGCTCACTCATTTCCCGACTGTCATAGGTGTGCGAGCCTCGCATGAGCCTGTAAAACACTACCTCTTTGCCTTTTTCTAGCCGCCGTCCTATCGCAACCGTGTGAATGTCCTCTTTTTTGTACATGATGTTGGTTGGAACATTGGTTTTTAAAACTGCTATGTCCCCTTTTATCAGCTCCGGCTGTCCGTATCTGCCTATCATCAAATTTTTGGCTTCCGCCTTGCTTGTGCCGACTTTTTCCGCTATTTTGGTGACTAAAACATGGAAATAGGCGTTTGCCGACAAGCTTCTTTTCTTGCGGAACGGTTTAATTATTACGGACAGTTTTTCCAACTTTTTCAGTTCGTCCACGCCCTTTATAAACCGCTCCGCCTCGTTGATTTCCAGGGTAACTGTTATCTTTTTGCTAAAATAATCCACCGCTAAGTTTTTTATTTTTCCAGTTAAATCCATGCTATTTCAGTCCTAATTCCTTCATGGCTTCAGCGTATTGTTGCTGTGTCGTCTGATACAGTGATTTTAAACCTCTTTGACTTGCCCATTCTTTAATTTGGGCTTCCGTCATTCCTTTTTTTTGCATCAAATCATAGAGCCGTTTTGCTTCTTTCTCTGTGATAACCTCGTTGCGTTTGTATTCGTCTGTATCCGCGTCTTTCGAGTCATCCAGAAGAAACAAGCTATTTAACGCGTATTTTCTCGCGTAGCTCGATGCTGAGCCGGTAACTTGTGCTGCATCCATCTTTTTTTTGCTTTCCTCCTCCCTGGCGTATGCTGTAGTGCGAAAACTGCCCTCGCTTTCTATGTCTTTTAAAATCGCTGTCGCCTTTATGTAAAATCGGTTGCCTAACATAATAATTTCGTCATTTACGGCTAATATTAAGCCTTCCCTGTCCAATAAAGGCTTTACTGCCTCGTAGATGTCCTCTAAGCTCCTGTAGCTATAGCCGCCATACTCACTGTATTTACTCTTAGGCACCTTTAATTCTGCCTGAATTTTTTGCAACTTTTTGTGAATATCTCCCATCTTTCTTACCTCACAATCACGCTCTTTGAGGTCTCGATGTGCGCCCCTGCGACCTCTTTCCCGGCTTTAATTGCCTTTTTAATTGCCGTCTTGTCCGCCTGTGGCTCTGGAATCCTGATGTATTCCTCTGTCAGGCTGTCTAAGTCGTCAATGGTTACGGACTCGCTATTTCTGTAGGACACGCTGACTCTTGCCGTCTTGAGCTTTTCGCCGTCAAGAACACGGGACAGATAGTCCTTGCACCTCTGTGCGGCGTTCTCGCAACTTCTACGGCGTTTCGCAAGCTTTTCTTCCTCCTCTTTGATTGCCTTTGCTTCTGCGGCATAATTCTTTACCGCCAGCGCGATTCCCTCCACCTTTTTGTCTCTCTCAATGTTGAGGGTCTCAAGTTTTTCAAGGTCAATAATTTCTCCTGTCTCCTCGTCTACGCAATCCATAATTGCACTGTCAATCTCGTATAGTGTCATTGCTCCAATTCCTCCTCATATCTCTCGTATTCGTTGTAACTTTCCGCACCTCGTTTGATTGCTTTGTGCGCTGTTCTGCACTCATATTCCGCCTCAAGGTGCTGCGCCTTTAAATATTCTCTAGCCGGGTCAAATCCTCGTTCCATTTCCTGTCCCCCATGCCTCTTTAATAGCCTTGCTCAGTTCGTTGTAGCCTCTGGCGTATGCCTCTATCTTTTTCATGTCGTTGCTTCTTTCAACGCCCAGTCTAAACAGCTCAAGCAGTCCCTGTGCCACCTCTCTGTCTTTGACAGTGATCGTGACTTCTGCCGGGATTACTCCTTTCCCCATCACTTTATCGTCATATTCCTTCGCCTGGAACCACGTCGCATTAATCATCGCATCCATAGCCTAACCTCTCTTTCTTTCCTGCTATCCAGTCACCTAATGCTCCCTCGCATTGTTCTGGGGTATAATTTTTATTATCCTGCTCTAACCGCCCAACTATTTCTCCCAGTGTGGGTAGTTCTGGTACTGTTTCTTTCTGCTCTATCGCCCCTGCCGCTCTTATCATTTCTTGGAGTTTCGGCGGGTACTTGTCTATCTCCTTTTGCGTTTCTAACGCCGCTCTGTAGCTCCTGAGGAAATTTGACTGTATGACCGTCTGAAAGTCCGCTGAATCTACTACCGCCCAGTCATGGAGCGTCTGTGGCGTTCCTACTGCCTTTTGCAACGTAGGGGGCAGTTTGTCAAACTCCTCTCTGTAGCCGTAAATCCCATTACTGCACGCCTTTGATACTGTCGCCCATGCTTCCTGCTCGCTCAGGTAGTTACTTTCTGCTTTGAGCTTACTGGCACACTCCAAAATATCTGCCGGTGTCGGTGGAAACTTTCCGGTTGTCATGTACATCTGTGCCGCCACGCTTATCGTCTGGTAGTCGTTGTTCTTGCCTACCAGGCGGTACCACATGTCTAACGCCTGTTCGTTTGGAACAAATCCCGGAGCCGTGTAAACAGTCTTTAGTGCGGCTACGATTTTAGAAAACTCCGAAATCGTCATACATTCCGCCCCCCTCCTGTTCTTTCTGTGCCGCCCAGTGCTGTATATCTCCGTACAGTCGGTCGTTAATGTTCTTCGTGCTGTCGTTACCTGTTTTTAGTTCAAAGAATCCTAACCACTCCTTGTCTAATGACTGGTCTATGATTTTTTTCATCGCTCCCAAATCTCCGCCGGACAACTCGTGTAATTTTTTGAGCAAAGCTTTCAAGGCTCTGTCTGTTCTTACTGGCTTTCTGATTTTCTTACGCATAGCAAGGAATTCCAAAAACTTGCAGTTAAGTTCTTCATCCTCGAAATACTGTTCCGGCTCTTTCTTCGCACGCACACTCTCTTTTATTCCTTTAGTACTTGATTCCTTAAGTATTTTATTATTTAAGTATTTTATTCCTTTAGTATTTAATTGCGTTGGATTTTCCTGTATAGGTTTTTCCTGTGTTGGTTTTTCCAATATAGGCTTTTCCTCTTTAGGTTCTTCCAATACAGGTTTTTCCTGTGTTGGCTTTTCGTAAATGTCGTAAACTGTACCGCTTACCTGTCCTTTTTCGTTTCTCTCACGAGTCACTCTCAGGTATCCGAACGTCTTTAACTCTTCCAATGCGGCTCTCACGCCGTCTACGCCGTCTTTATTCAAATTTGCCAGTCCTTTAACTGTAAAGTCCCAGTCTTCCGGTAAACTAAGCATAAGACTCAGTAGACCTTTTGCTTTTAAAGACATATCCTTTTCTCTAAAATGATAATTCGACATAACGGTGTAGTCTGTCGTTTTATTTATTCTCATTACTGCCATGTCTACCTCCTATCTTGACAAATCGCCAAGTCTTTTGTAAAATCTAGTTATGTTTTATTTAGCAAGAGCTTAATGGTAGGGCTCTTCCTTTTTTACCTCGTGTTCTACGCCGTCTTTATCAGTGTAAAACACTTTGTCATACTCTACGCCCTGTTCTTTTCCCAAGAGGGTGTAGAGTAGTCTGGCAACATACTCAGGTCTTGGAGGTTCATTCATTTTTTATTCACCCCCTAACTCCTTTTCAGGTATCACAACTATTTTCACGCCCAGCTCCTTAGTGATGCGTTTCAAAGTTTCCGCATTAGGAAATCGTCTGCCCGTTTCGTATTTTCTGATTGTAACTTCAGCTAATCCACATCTTTCAGCCAGTTCTTTCTGGGTGATTCCACGTGCTTTTCTTACTATTGCAAGCATCCCCCTTATATCTCCTACTTTCATCTTTACACCTCGAATCTCTGTTGACGGTTATATTCGTCAATTCTTAACTTTGTGTTTGTTTTCGGTTCCCAGTTGTCTACATAGTCAATAGCTTCCTCATACCGTTTACGAGGGATGTTATTTCGGCTATTAACTTTAAACCGGTCTTGTAAATCCCTGTTACATTCGGCGAATACAACTTTGCTGATATATGTATATGCTTCTGTGTCCTTGCCACCTAATGCGTTCAGAACTGCCTTATTGACGTGCTGTCGCAAGGCTTGTTGTTGACCGTAGTCAATCACCATGTTGCTCTCAAGGTTCTTTATGCGGTCTTCGTGGTCTCCGTAGCCCGTGGCGAGTAAGCCTATCTGCTCCGCTATTGTTGCAGGCTTCTGATAACCACCTGTCTTTCTAATAGACGGGAGAACCTCTCCGGCTACCCAGTCGGTAAAGCGTTCTGCACTTTCTTTGCGGCTCTGGAAGATTACTTTGTAAAGGTTGAGTTCATTCACAAAGTTTGCATTTTGTCTCCTGCCTACGCTGTCGATGACCATACCAGTAGTAACCCCATCGGGTTTTAATCTTGATTTGACTCTGCTAGGTTGTTCAAGGTCCAATGCGTGGCAAACATCCGCTAAGCAGAAATACGGTTCATCATTAATTATCTGTGTCCGAATTGCTCCAAACTCATTGTTTTCGAAGATTTGAATATTTTTCATCTAGTCACCTTCTTTCTGTTCCTCACGTTCCTGCTTCTTATTGCTTGCCATTGCTTCACCCATACCAAGCAGGTAGCCTTTATTAAATTCAGACATATTAGGAATAGCTTTTGTTATAGCTTCAAGAATCTGTTTTTCTTTTTCTGACATTTTCAACACCTCTCTTTCTCGACCTGCCATCATCAGTACCGGGCGGTCATTTCCGGCAAACGGTCATTTCTGACCGTTTCGGCTATTTATTTTCTAAAATAATTTCAAGCATATTTTTTTCTGTCACTTTCATATCAGCAACTATTTTGCCTAAAAGCTCATCCGTTCCACAACCTAAAAAGTAATCCGCACGGTGCTCTGTTTTGAACTTCATACCAAACATTGTTACTGTTGTTCTAATCGATGCATTATTGTTGATTACCATTAAAATATCGTAGAATTTCATTTTGTTTTCCCTCCTGTTTGGTTGTCTTGTGTTTTGTTGTCTATGTGACTATTATACGTCATTTATACAACAATGTCAACACCTTTTTTGTTGTTTTTATGACTTTTTGTTGTTTATGTGACTTTTTTATATTGATTTTTGCTTTTTAATGGTGTATAATGTTAGTAAGAAAAGAGGTGATTGGAAATTGAATGAAAGATTGAAGAAATTAAGAAGAACTTTAGACTTAACTCAACAAGCGTTTTCTGACAAATTAGGAGTAAAACGTAATACAGTTGGGCAATGGGAAATCGGGCGTAACGAGCCTAGTGACGCAATTATTTTTTCTATTTGTCGGGAGTTCAACGTCAATGAAGATTGGCTACGGACTGGAAACGGTGAAATGTTCATCGAATTAACAAGAGATGAACAGATAGAAAACTTTGTCGGTGATGTACTGAAAAGTGAGGAAGATTCTTTTAAAAAGAAATTTATTTCGATGCTTTCGGCGTTGGATGAATCTGACTGGGAAGTTCTTCAAAAGATGGTGGAGCTAATGCAGGAAAACAAAAAGGGCTGATTATTTCAGCCCCAGTAAAGCCTTGATGTGTATGTAGATGAGCCGCAAACAACGCTCATCTGCCATATCAAGCATTTTAATAATTTCTTTCTTGTAATCCATGCAACCCCTCCTGTTATCAAATCTTTACTGCATTATATGATGCACGTATCTCATTTATTCATTTTGGACATTATTTTCAACAAATCCCTTGATATTTTATTCAATATCCTGTATAATTTTATCCAAATTATTAATATATTAATAATAAAAAGGAGAAGAAACTATGAGCAAGGAAAAAACTAAAGTTTGTAAGTACTGCAAAGAGAAAATTGACGCAAAAGCTAAAGTGTGTCCTCATTGTCAGAAGAAACAGGGCGGCAAGTTGAAATGGGTAATTATCGTTATCATCGTTCTGGCTGTTTTAGGTATGGCAATGGGTGGTGGTGACGATGACAGTTCTTCCACTGATCCTCAGACAAAGAGTGCTGCAACAACAGCGGCTAAGAAAGAAACTGCTAAAAAAGAAGAAACAAAAGAGAAAGACAGCGTAAAAGTTGGTGAATCTTTTGAAAATGACGGTTTAAAAGTAACTGCTAAAAAAGCTGAATTTGGATATGATGGTGGAGAGTATTTTACTCCAAAAGATGGATGCGAATATGTAGCTGTAGATTTTACTTGTGAAAACATTGCAGAAAAAGGTGACAAGTATGTATCTGTATCTGATTGCGAATGCTATGCAGATGATTCAGCTTGCGAACAGCAGTACATAGGAGACAGTGATTTTGTTAACACTAATTTGTCTCCAGGAAAGAACGTAAGCTTTACAGCATACTACGAAGTACCAAAAGATGCAAAGAAAGTGATTTTAGAATATAGTGCTTCGTTCTGGACAGACAAGAAGATAACTATTAATTTAAAATAATTAGTCCACTAACAGGACAACGAACAAGAGGGAAGAATCAGTTCTTCCTTCTTTTCTTTTTTCTCAAAACAACAAAAAAGCACCTGCCGAAGCAAGTGCTTTATCTTTCCAAAATGGAGCTATTAAAAACCTTATCTATATCCTACTCTCCTTTCCCGTATTTGTCAATAAGTTCTTTTACTGCATCTATGTTTTCTTGTATAGTATTGTATTCAGAATTACGATGTCCTCCAAATGCATGATAATCATGGTAATAATATCCAATACTAATGTATCCGTTTGGCATTTTTATCCTAAACTCATTATTTGACTTAAAAACCATGCCCTCAGGCAAGGCGGCTAAGAATCTGTCTAGCTTTCTTCTTTTATTAAATTTTTGCATACTATTTCCCTCTTTCATCCTAATAAATCAGCGTCAATTCTCTTTCATCACTATGTATAAAATTGTCCGCCTCTTTTAGATTATCAAACGTTTTTACAACGTTCCACTCTTCGTCCTCGACACCGATTTTCATTTCTGTAATTTCTTCGGTGTCGCCAGACTCCACGATCTCGCCGTCTTCGTCATAGATTTCTGGTAGAACACAGTATTCCGTAATCAGGTAGCAGTCTTCGGTATTTCCGGAATAATAGGTAATATCTGTCTTATATTTTTTTAAAACTTCTCTTGCTTCTCCTAATGTGTCACAAGATTTTATTAATTCTTCGAAAACATCATCGCAGAAAAATGTACACCCCTGCACTATTTCTGAAATGTCTCTTTCTTTAATCTCTCGTGTGGCTTTGTAAATATTCCATTTCTTCATTTTTCTTCTCTCCTTCTTTAATTGCTTATTGTTTTCGACTGGTTACGCCCAGCCGTTTACGAACGCTTCCATTTCCGGGGATACTCTTTTATAACCATATTTCTTTATGTGCTCCACTAAGCTTTCTACTGGCAACTCCTGCATGTCGTTAAGTGCCGCCGGTGAATATCCTTCAATGAATTTGACTGTACTACCATACGCAGATTTAATAAATATATTTAATTCTTCGTTCTGATATATCTGCCCACGTTCAAATTTCATTTCTCTTACTTCCTTTGCTTCCTTCCATGCTAATTTTAATCCTTCGGAGATGCAAAGACCTGCCTTTTTAACTAACTCCCACGCTCTTTTCATGATTTTTGATAAATTGTATTTTTTCATTTCTTTGTATCTCCTCTCTTGATTTACTCACATTATACACGATAGTGACTATTATGTCAAGAGAAAAATACACGAAAATATATTATTTTTTTCTTGATATTTATTTCAAAATAATGTACTATATATTTATAACGATTAAAGGAGGTTTCAAAATGGAAACACGAGCAAGAAAAAGAAGTAACATATATAAAGGTAGCATCTCATATAGTAATTTATGGGACACGCTAGAACGTAGAGGGTTAAAGCGTTCCAACTTATTAGATAAGGAAAGTTTTAATCTTTCCCCGGCGTTGGTCAATAAGTTGCGGCACGACAGAAACGTGAACATAGATACAATTATGTATCTGTGCGAGAAGTTAGATTGTCAAGTGTGCGATATTGTGGAATATAAAAAATAATATACTTTCGTATATTTTTATCTTGGTAAAATAGTCATTATCGTATTTAATCCAATTAAATCAAAAGAGGATGTACAAAGAAATAACCGAGAAATACGAAAGTCTTAGAAAAAAAGCTAATAGATAGACTTAGCAGCTATAATTAGCAGCACCCGCCCCGGAGGTACGAAGGCAGGAAGGGAAATAAATGAAAAGAGCCGCTTTGTACGTGCGAGTAAGCACGCAAGAGCAGAAGAACAGTGGATTGTCCGTTGATTCGCAGATAGATGCGCTTGAAAAATATTGCGAGGAGCAGGGTTATACGGTTGCCGGTATTTATAACGATGCCGGCATATCTGCACGTAAAAAATATACAAAACGCCCTGCCCTCTTACGGTTGCTTGAGGATTGCAAGAAACACGAGATTGATATAATACTCTTTACACGCCTTGACAGGTGGTTTAGAGCCGTTGCAGGGTATTATGAGGTACAAAATGTCCTTGACGCGTGTAAAGTGCCGTGGAGGGCTATCTGGGAGGATTATGAGACGGAGACAAGTCAGGGAATATTTAAAGTAAATATTATGCTGTCCGTAGCGCAGGCGGAGGCAGACAGGGACAGTGAGAAAATACGGTCTGTTATGGGATTTAAACGGAACAACAAGGAATATATTGGCGGAAAAGTGCCGGTAGGTTATCGCATAGAAGGGAAAAAGATTGTAAAAGACGAAAAGACGCGAGAAATAATTGAGGATATGTTTGAGCATTATTTCCAGACCTTCTCAAAAGCAGGAACCGCCGACTATATTTTGAGTAAATACCCTGATTTTGTAAGAACCAGAACGAGGTTGGTTAAGATTATGTCCAGCCCAGCTTATCGCGGCGAAATGTATGGAGTAAAAAACTACTGTGAGCCGTACATCACAGAGGAGCAAGCGCAAAAAATTAACGAAGTATCCAGCCAAAAAACTTGGACGGATTGCAAGAGGCGCATCTATATTTTTTCTGGCTTGATGAAATGCCCGATTTGCGGTTGCAGGCTTTCCGGGTGTGCGATAGGCAAAAAAGGAAAAAAGTACAAAGTATATCACTGCCCCCACTCTGTCGCACAAAAGCACAAGACCTACACGCGATCAGAAAAAAAATTAGAAACATATATGCTCAATCACATCGAAGAAAAAATACAGTTAGATGTATTAAGAGCAGAAGGTCGTGTGAAGGCAGGTGGAAACGATGTGGAAAAAAGAAAGAAAAAATTATCCAGCGAGTTAGGAAGAATTAATAAAATGTTTGAAAAAGGCAGGATAACAGAAGAATACTATGACGAAAGATACGAGGCTATATCAAAAGAATTAAAAGAATTATCCCAGACCGCCGCAACGGAAGAGCTGGAAACTAAGAAAAAAATCCAAAGTAAATTTCCTGACGGTTGGAAAGATATGTATATGCAGTTAGACGAACAAGGCAAGCAGGTGTTTTGGAAAAGCATTGTAAAAGAAATAAAAATATCCCCCAACGAATTTGTGGAGGATATTATATTTTTTTAGTTTTAGTTATATAGTAACTGACCGCAACCACCAGGTTAAGGTCAGTTACCGTATAACAAAATATGATAGAAATAAAGGAGAAGTAATTATATTATACAAGAAGAAAGAGGACGTTTCAAGCGCCCTCTTTTATTTTTCGCAAAACTGACCGATATTCTCGCGGATACATTGCTTCGATGGCTTTCATGTGTTCGTCAAGCACGCGTAATAAGTGCTCAAAGTCTGCGTTTCGGGCGATTTCTTTAAATTCAGAATCCGGCTCGGAACTGTAAGAGTAGTATGATGTGTTGGAAGATAGTTGGTTCGGTTGCTGATTGCTCATTAAATTATTGCGTACATTGTATAAAATCGAAAGCCGTTCGCAAGTGGCGTAGGTTGTTTTTCCTGCCTCTAATGCCGCAATTTCGGCATTAATTTCGTCCATATTAATCATTGCGGCACTCCTTTCTCTTATCGGTCTAATTCTGCTAATGCTCTGCCTAGTGCTGCCTGATCTGTACTAGACAGATTGCCGTCATGCATCATGTCTTTAATGGTCTCTTTTACCTGCATTTTTGCATCGTTGTAAGAGTAATGCCCTCTCACATAATGCTGGCCTCTACGGGCATTGCTATAATCGCCGTAATCCATGTCAGGATAACGCCCGCGACTGTATCTTCCTGACGTGTCCCAGTCGCCGCCACGGCTGTATTCGCTGCCACCTTCCAAGTACATAATCTTGTCGATGTTTTTAATCGTGTCTGTCAGTTTGTGGACTGCCTCCAAATCTCCAGCGCTCATATCGCCTTTGTTTGAAATCTCGTCCAGCTCTCTGCACATCATCTTTTTTAATTTGTGTAATGATTCCATTTTTCGCCCTCCTTTATGCTACTCTCTCAGCAATCAAATTGCTATTAGCTATATTAATTGCCTGCGTAGATGTATTTTCGACTGCGATTGTTATGCAACATCCGCGCGGCACGTCAATAAATGCCGCCGTAAATACATTAAAATATTCGCCTACGGCTGCAGGTGTTACGATTGCTGTCGCACTATTTAATGGTTCTCCGGCGATTGCCAGTGCAATAGAAATAGGTGTCACAGTTCCACCGGCAGGTATGGCGATATTAGCCCCGAAACTGACCTTATAGCGTGCCCTGCACTGGTTTGTAAGGCCTCTAAGGGTCACAATTCCTGCCCCCTCCCGGTGTGTAATACAGCTACCGCACTTTACGGCTGTCTCTGTGAGCGGTAAATTCTGCCCTGCTGCCACGGTTACGATATTGCTATTGGTAAATTCTGCCACGTTATCACTCCTTTTTTTAATAATAAACGGCGGAACGATTGCCCCGCCGCTATAAGCATCATCGGCACAAGCCGAACAATCCCGTCAACGCAGGAAGCTGCTAATTATAAAATTTTAGCATCCGCAACCGGTATTGCACCCACAGTTACCGTACTGATATGGTGCGGAAACCGGAAAAGCTGGCACTGGTCTAGGGTTGTAATAAGTAAACTGACCCTGCATGTATGCCTTTAAGGTTTCGTTCTGTGACGCCTGAGAAGCCGCTAACTGTGCCGCAAATAACTGCTGATTCTGCTCGGCAATCTTAGCGTCCTTAGCTTCGATTCTCTGCGCTGTGAGGGCATCGAGAATAGCTCTAGCGTTGTTATTCTGGTTGTCAATGATGTCTCTTGTGTTGTTTGCGTTGTTAAAGTTTGTCTGGCAGAAGCCGTTTGTAACTTCCTGCTGGATCGCATTGGTATTCATCGCCATATTGTAGTTAACGCCTGCGATAGCCTGTTTGTTATCACAACAGCACTGTGCTAACTGTGCCTGTAAAGCATTAAAACTCTGCATGTCTGCAATCTGTCCCTGCTGGATTGCGTTTCGTGTATCGTAGCCGTTCTGCTGAATCGTGCTATTTGTTCCTGCAAATCCGTTGAGAAGAGAGGTATTCATCGCATAAAATCCATCACAAATACCGCTGTTGATGGCATCACCCTTGCGCTCAAGGGAGGAAATGCCGCTATCAATCTGGCGCTGTAAGGTTGCAAAGTCAGAAGCTAATACATAGTTGTCTACCGCGCCTCCGCCGCCGTTATTCCATCCATTTCCGTTTCCCCATCCACAGAAGATGAAAAGGAAAAGAATGATAATCCACCAAGCACCGTTACCCTCGCCAAATGCGCCGTTATTGTTGCCTGTGACTGCCGCCAAATCTGCCGGGCTCATTCCGTCTGTTGTTAATCCCATGAAATCACTCCTTTTTATTTATTTAAAACCCTTTAAAAGGTTTTGAAACTGTGTTGCCATGCCCTGCAACTGGTTATACTGTTGCTGGCTCATTTGCCCGCTATTTAGCAGGTTTTGCACTTCCTGCTTCGGGTCTCCTTGAAACTGCTGTCTGAACTGCTGAAACTGCTGTATCATCTGCATTGGATTGTTCATTCAATACCCTCCTTCTTAACGTCTCCATTTGCCTCTCTAAGGCTTTTAAGCGTTCCTCATAGTTGGTTGGTTGGCTAGATTGCGAAAGTTCCGCTGTGGGCGAATCTGTGCCTTTGCGCTTGTATTCAAACACCTCTAAAAACGGTCTACCCGTCTGGTCTGCTCTTTTTTCGTAAAAAATTGGTGCTTGGCTGTCCCACAAACGGACAAAAGAGTTTGGTGCCACTAAATACGCCTCCGCCGCGCCCTGCCCCTGCACCCAAATCCGCTCATCGGGGTTGGTCTGCTGTTGCATTTGTTGAGGCGGCGCCTGCTGTTGCTTTAGTCGGTTTAGTTGGTCGAGATAATCCGGTTGTGGATATTGCGGATACTGTGGATATTGTTGTGGATATTGTGGATAACCGAACATTTATTTTCCTCCTTCCCGCCAGTAATATATTGGCGTCATTGCTCCACTGTCCCACGTGTCGTAGTAATTACCGTCAATTACCGCTATAACGTGCCCCGACAGTGCTAATATATAAGCCCCTTCCGGGTGGTTGTTTGCAAATTCCGAGACAGTGCAGGTCATATATTCGTCTGGGATTATATAACGGCTAAATCCATTGTCTTTGAGGTATGCGCCCCACACTGCGTTAGCCGAGGGCATATCTGACAGCATCAAGCCATACAGCGCAAGTTGTATATATGTTTCTTCCCACGTTTGCTTTGTAGCTTTTGAGATAGCGCGCACGGTGCAATCTCCCACTTTTGCCGCCGCTGGGTTAGGATTCCAATATTGATACATTTTTTTGCCCTCCTTATAGTTTTATTATCGCAAAAAAATAAGCGTGCCACCACGAAGGCAACGCGCTTATTTCTCGCATGATTTTTAGTTATCTTTAGTTTCTTAAAGGCTGTTTATGTACGGGATCGTGCCGGGAACTAACAAAATCTTTTCTACGGCACAACTCCACAGCCCCTGTAATCCTCTCGTGCTTATATCCATTTTCTCGGCGGCTTGCTCCTGCGTTAATCCATCGAAAAGCAAGTACTGTACAGTTTCGCGCTCCCGCAAGGTTAAGCGGGCACACGACAAGGCGTAATCAATAAATTGTTTATCGCCTAATTTCCAGAGTTTTTTAATCAAACTTCTGTTCACTGCATCACCTCAAACACGCAAAAATTACGTAAATTTATTTCGTTTTGTCCAGTCCTAAAATCGCTCTAACCTTTTCTGGGAGCAAATCAGGGTTAATTTTACCGATGTTCTCCACAATAGAGCCAAGCTCCATCAAAATAATGTATACACAAACTCCTGCGGCAATAGGCACCTGAAAGCCTAAGTCTACATATCTCTGCGCATAGTCGATAAGATACGCAAGCACCACAAGCATAATAGAGCCAAATTTATGATACAATCCTTTCCTCATTTCTGAGGATTTCCACTTGTGGTTGGCACAGGCGGCTACTCCGCCGCTAGCTAAATCAAAAACTACAAAAATACAAGTTATTAAGGGTAACATAATATCTACCATCTCCATTCCTCCTTAAAAATTATTTTTCTTTTGTTTTTATAAATTAATTAAAGCCCTCTTTGGTTAATTAGTTTCCGCTTTCGGTTCTTCTTCCTTATTAATATCCATCAACTCATTGTACTGTTCCTCAGTAATCCTGCCCGTTGCGAAGAAAATATCAATCTTATTCTTTAAATCGTCTGTCAGACCGTTTCTTTCTTTAAGTTTTAATAAAGTTTTATATAACATATATCATACCTCCAATTCTGTTAATGCTACTGCATATTCACTGTTGACATAGGCTTCTGCTGATTGTACATCCATATCGTAGATGTAATCACGGTTGTCGTTTAACTGCTGTTTTACATAGTTCCATCCATTAGCCATGCTTATCGGATAGTTGAATACGGTATATCCGTCAAGTTGTTCTGAATTGACGCTGATGTTTGTGACTGGATAATATGTTGCAAGTGCTTTAAATGCGGTGATTTCTTCTGTGGTAAGGTCGGTTTCTTCAAGCGTATTCTTTACAAAATAAGCGTAAGACTCATTTTTATCTAACCATTCTTTAAAATTAGTTACATCTGTAAATCCTTGAAAATTATGTAATCTAATATTTCCGGATGCAATGAACCCGCCAACACCATTTGGTTTATTCTGATAATGCGTAAATAGTGTGTTTCCGCCAAAATTCGGATTTATATTAATATTAAGTCCATATGCTCCAAATCTGTCATTCTCCAAAGGTTCGTATATCCATTTTAAGCCACTTGGAATTCTATATTTTTCGACACACTTTACAATCTTCCCACGCTGCACATCCACATAATCCGCAACATACTGCTGACCGTCGATTGTGACGTTACCGCCACTTGAGACTGGAATTGCGTTAAGGGTGATTGGTAACTGTATGGTCTGTTCTTTGTATGGTTCGTAAGTTGTTGCGTTTTCGGATAATTCTATCTGTGCTTTATCTTTTTCTTTTGTTTTAATGTCAAATCTGACATACATTGTCCCAGTTGGAACTTGACCATTATTTTTATTAACAGTAGAAATGAATTTATAATCTTTGTCATATGCACATAATGACATTGAAGCGTTAAATGAAATTTTTTTGCCACTATACGGAAAAGGTATATACTCCTCAGTGGCACAATAATTTCCGCTCGACGATACATATACATTACCTGTACTGGTATTTACCGCCCTGTTTAATATAATTGGGAATTTTTTAGAATCAAACAAATTCTTCCCACAAATCTTAATAGCAGGGTTTACCACGCTTTTAATCTCAACTGGATTTTCGACTGATGGTGTTCCATCCTGTGATGACTTGCCATACAGCATCATATCCATAATTTTGCCGCTATCAGAATCGGCAAGATGGGTTTCGCCTTGATTTGATGCATAGAACTTTGTAATTTTGTTGGATAAATCTTCCTTTAGCAAACCAATTTCTTTTTTTAGCGGGCCAAGGCCTTCTGTTGTTTCCCCATGTTTTGAGAGTATATACGCCTCATCTCCCGTTAAACCACTTTTTCTCATGTCCTACACCTCCCTAAAGTAAAAACCACTTGCTATCAGGGGCGTAAAAGCCATATAATTCCCCTGTGTCTACACATAACGCCGTCGAACCACTTGCAACATAATGAGGCAATTTATCTACTTCGGAAGACTTCCCCCAGTAATATCGCTTACTTCCGTCCGTATCTATGCAATCCCAGCCGCCTAAATCGTGTATAACATCTCCTTTACGGTATGTCTGCCCGTCAATAATTATTGTCCCGCTAGCTATCATGTTTTCGCCTCCTTATGCATAAATTGTATCAGATATCCTCTGCATCTTCGTACTCTGAAAGTGTTTTGAGATACTTATAAGCATCTTCAATAGTCATATTCTCTTCATACTCTTTCTCATATGTAACAGCGGCTCTATACGGTCTGTCACCGTTGTTTTCCATAGCTCTACCAACCTCATCTACATAAGACACTACAGCTATTGAATCATGACTGTTGATTGTAGACTGAATATATAAGATTCTGTGATAATTAGTAACTACGCCGTCGCTTTGACGAATTTCTTTTTTTAAAGCCAATTTTATTCCTCCTATGAGAATGTTATCTTAATATTAGCATAGATGCCGCAAGGGCTATTGTTTGTAACATCTGTGGTATTTTGCATTGTTGCAAATACATGGATGCAGCCTCCACTAAGCGTTGAGTGTACAGTATATTTGCTAGGTTTGACATATTTTGTTGATGAGCCACCATACAAATACTTATTATTTTGTCGGACCATAAGCCCTTCCACACTTGTTACTGTTACCGTTGGGTTCCCAATTATTGGTTTTGATAATGGAATTATAAAAATGACATCCTTGCCGGAACTCGTAATATATCCAGCAGTACCAAAAGTTGCACTGATCGAATCGCCAGCGCAAAAATATGGTCTCCAAGTCCCTAAATAGGTGGATAAATATATTCTCCCTGCATCCAACTTTATTACGTCTGAAGACACAATCTTTGTATTAGAGTTATCAGCATATATCCCATTTCCAATGCTTTCGTACAAATCAGTATAGGATGTTCCACTTTTTACAGATAACGAGAGACTCATATTATCTTTTGCACTATCATAATATAATTCAAGCGCAGCCTTACCACCGGCATTAGTATTACCTGCATCTTTTGTTTGCTGTGTTGATACAACAATGTTGTTTTGTGACTTTACAACAGAACCAGTACCACTATAAATAGGTTCCCCATCTTCATTCACTATCTTAATATCTGTAATTCCAAACCGTACAATTTCACTATTATTGTTGCGTACACACATTCCATTTGCGTCAAGTAACGCGTTCTGTCCAAGTGTATTTCCTCGCATATCACCGACAACTAATCCGAGTCCTTCGATATATTTCATGAAGTTAGTTGCAACTTTAGCAGCCTCTGATATCTTTTCTTCCTGACCATTAAAGTTCTCCTCAGTAGCATATTTAAAGTTCTCGTAGGATTTCTTTACTTTAGTAGCTGTCTTATTCGCTTTAATTGCAACAGAGTCATCTGTAGGTGGTGCTGTAATGTTTCCTGTTAACCATGCTTTTCCGCCGCTGACACGGATTTTTACTGTGTCACCTGTCTTACAATTAATCGCCATCTGTGCGGGGGTTTCATCTGCTCCACCGTCAATGTGGACATATGCCGTTTTTTCGTCAACGCGAAGGACTTTTGCAACCGTGTCGTAAGGCTTTGTTTTGCTTTCTTTCATTGCCGAGGCAATCTCTTTTATGAAATCATTCAATGCTCTCTACCTCTTCCTTTGTCCGGCATCCGTGTTCAAGCGACAAGGTTTGTGATATTATTCTGAATTTTCCAGTAAGGCCATGTCTCGGATAATTTAGAAAGACCACATCGCCTAAAAGAACGTCCTCGAAAAATCGCCGGCTATACTGTATCGTTCTGGCAGGATTCTGCAATTCTTTTAGTTTTCTAACGGCATAAGCCGCTATGTTTTCCCCGGAAGATAATTCAACGCCTGTTTCCGATTTCCACACTTCCCTGCCCCGGCTGACGGTTGATAAATAACTGTCCGGGCTGTCGTCCCGCGCGATGGCTGCGCCGTAATCGTCATGTATTGCCATAAAACAGTTCGGTGTGTCGTACCAATTAAATGTGTCTGTTACATCGCACTCTATGATGTCGTTTGCGTTAATCCCCACTGTAAGACTGCTATTATTATCATTTGCGCAGATAACAATGCTTCCATCGCCAAGTATTCGTATCCGCCAACCAATAGCATCTAAAATATGCAGTGCCATTGTGAGCCTTGTTTCCCCATCTTCCGCAACGATGTTATCTGTAGTTATCGGTGATGTTCCCTCGACATACACGGGAGCAGGGATGCAATCATTAAACAGATTTTTAATCTGTTTTGCTCCGCTACCGGCTGGTGCATAATAACCACGCGGCAGAATCACATCATCTGCCGGCTTGAGAACGGAATAGCAGTCAATACTGTAAGTCTCTCTCACACCATCAAGCTTTCTTTCTGGGAAGGCGGTCAAGCCAGTAAACAGTGCTACTTTTGCTCCTGACCCTCCCTGTCTGGCTTGTAGGTAAATGCGGACCCAACACTCATTGTCTGTTATTTTTTCCGTCATTGTGACGGAAGCAGATTCCCTTAAATCTGACGTACTATCCCGGTCAATACTGCCCTCAGTAAATTCAAATTCTTGCTGGTCTGTCCACGTCTTTGGGTCAACTGTCGTCAAAATATATCTTGCTGAAAATCCTTTGCTCCAATCCATCACATCACCTCGATAGGATGCTCTGCGTTCCACTGTTCTTCCGTCACGGCATCCAGTTCTTCCGAGTCCACTTTTTTAATCGTTAGTGAGAAATCTGTCCGCATTTTATTGTCGTGGTCTTTTTTCTCTGATACCTGTATATCGCAGGAAAAAGACGAACCATCTGGTGTCCTAACGTGGCATATTCCGGGATACGTTGCGAGCCGTCTCATCTGCTCAATCATTGCTGGTTCTGTCAGAGATATACTTACTGCATCAATTTTTAAATCACGAGTGACTGCAGGATTCCAGTCACCTTGTACGGAGCCGCCAAGATAAACTGTCCTCTCGAAATCTTTATCCCATGAGTTATCTAAATCAAGGTTATACTGGATTTCGATAGATTCACCGTCAAAATCAATGATTGCCTTTTTATATTCGATGGAAAAATCGCTATATAACCACGCAAACGAACTATCTGACGTTATATAGTCACCGTTGGCAGTTCTATTTACAACCAGTATGCCGCCGTACTCATTTAACGCCGGGTATGGGTCAACATATTTCTGTCCATAGATTCCGTTCTCCAGAATCAATTCTGCTCTATCTACGCTCATCCGGTACAGGTCGAATGTATCCCCATCGGCATATGTAGTTGGTTTAGCAACAACAATGCTCGCTGTTTTGTTGTCTGCAATCGTATTTACAGTGGCCGTTGGCACTTCCGGCTGATGTTTCCACCGCACAACAAACGGTATCTTTTTTTCTGCTACATGGTCATAAATATCTGTAAATGCAATCTGTATGCTGTACCTTGCACCGTCATCCATCTGCCCGATCAGGTCGCTCAAGTCAATAGCGTAGCTGTCTGTTTCGCTACCAGTAAAACTAGCAATAATTTCGTTAGCAAAATGTTGTTCCTTTAATCCGTCCGGGCGCAGAATGTAATAATCCTCGTCCCTGACAATCGTTACTTTTGCTGTGCCAACAGAATCCCCGAAGGAAGGGACTATTGTTAATGGTAGCTGCTCTAAATAATTTGTTGTACCTTCCGATGATTCTGGTACTGTCTGGTCACTTGTTTCCATGGTAACATCGCCAGAATTATATGCAGTTGATTCCGAAACAAGATTTGTTGTCACGCTGTTTATCGCAGGTTTTGCAACAATTTCAACAGCCACAGAATCTGACCATGCCCCTTCCTTGCCTCCCTGTGCCGTAACCATTGCTTTTAAATAATGGATTTCTCCTACATTCCACAAATTGCCCAAAAGACCATTTGCAGTATAGATTTTATTAATGTTTTCAATAGTTTCCGATAATGTCTCCATGCCGGAAGACATCATTAAAACAACGACGTTTCCATCTTTGCCTTTAACTGGCTCATCGTTAACCGCTTCCGCTATTTTTATGCTCGCTTTGCTGTTTCCGGTGTAGCCGACACTGCAAATAACTGTATCGTCCAGGGCAAGATAATTTTCTGTCGTTGCAAGCGTAGGAGTTGTTGGGGTCTCACTCAGAGATACGGAAACTGTATCAGACCAAGGAGATAACACTTCCTCATCCCCGGACGTATCCCGCAATCTTACGCGGAAATAATATGTTTTTGCCGATTCCAGGGACCCGATATGCCACGTTGTTTCCCTGTCCTCCACGTCATAAGTAGTTGGGGCTTCCGTACTAATCCATGCATCCTCGTGATCTGCCCACGCAACGGTAGCCGCATCCGCATTTTTCCACGACCAATCCCATGTTAGTTCCACGGTATCAGATGCCACCGCCATTGCAGTTATATTTTTCGGCGGGACTGCAATCTTTCTTGTTTCCGAATAAATCCACCCAGACTGCATGAGAGGGCTAAGTTTGTAGGTAGTGCCAGTCGCTCCATTTTGAGGTGTGGAAGTTCCGGTAAAATTCTTGAGGGCAATCTGGTATTCAACGCCGCCGGAAACGTCCGGACACGTAACTGTGATTGTACCCTCTTTGTCGGTGACCGCAATAATGCCTTTTTCCTCGTTGTCTATTTTCATCCAGATTGCTGTTTTGGCGTCAGGAACCTCTGTATTTCGCTCAACGCTATTGATGGTAAGCGTTGTTCCCGTTGCCGATACCGTATCAAATGACGGGGATTTTAAAGCCCCTCGTGCCGCTACTCGTGGCTCGGAATACGCATATTTTTTATCGTGCGTACTTTGCACTCTTGTCCACATAATCTGGTCTTCCGCTATGCCGTCGTCCGTGTTAAAATCTGCTGACACCGTATAATCATGGTACGCAACAGTTACTCCTGTACTCCACGATGTGCCAGTATACCTCTCTCCGCTTTCTGGCGTGTCTATGGCGTATTGTAACTCCATAGAATCCACAGGGCGGTCCCGTGGCGATGCCTGCACCCAGTTTGCCCATACATAGCGGCTAGAAGAGCCTATCTCTTTGCTCCCTGTGCTCTGTATGTTTGGACGCTCTGGGATGCTGTAATAATGGTATGCATAGCCCCAACCGGAATCTCCGGCACATCCTCTTGATTTTACCCTTACAATACGGCAAAATGTCATACTCTGTGTTGGGGAACCATCCTCTGTTATTTCCCATGTACCAGAAGCTCCTGTATAAGCCGAATTGGCAAAGCGAGCATTCGCAATGGCACCCTTATAGTTTGTCATTAACGCGGTCTGTACCTGCGTCCTTGCAAAATGCCTTGCATCATTTGCCTCGTATGAGGTATTCCAAGTAAATGTACCTTTATTTGCGCCAGTATCATCAAGAGAATAAGAAACGGAAGGGGCATTTGGTGCATAAATGGTAAATGTCTTTGTGGAATGTGCGGCTGTATAGGTATGCTTTTTATCACTTTTTGTTTTGCCCTTTACCTTAAACTCTATCGCATTTAATAATTTTGATGAGACAGGATAATAATTTTTTGCATCAAGTGCTACTGTTTTTTTGGTTGCTGATTTTCCCACATCTATTTTCTTCCACTTTGTCCAATCCCATTTGGATGCACCGGCGTTTTTTGTATGTAGACGATACCACAGCCACTGTCCATCCTCATATTTTTTCGCCGGTATTTTCCAAGATATTGTAAATTTCAAACCGTCTCTCGATATAGACAGACCGCTAGGAGCAGCAGACTTTTTCTTTTTCTTTGCCATTATGCCATTTTCACCTGCCTTCTAAGTTCACTTGCCATTCTTCTTCCCCATTCTTCTGGGTTATCTGCACCGTTTACAGTTACGTTAATAGTTACATCGTTTTTCGTTCCCTGTGTTGCCTCTTTGATATCGTTCATCAGTCTGCTACGACCGTACAGCATCTCGTCTCCTGCTTCTCCTGCTCCAAACAAGGTGGCATCAGAAAATACATATGGGCTTTCCATGGCTTTTTTATACCAGCTAATGTGGAATGATGGCAGGGAACCCTTTCCCCCAATACCGAACGGAGCTTTTCCGCCGGAAACACTCAGGTGCGGTAGGTTTAGGTGTGGAAGAGACCAGCTAAACTTTAAGGCGCTCTTAAACCGTCCAGGGAAGCTTTTTACAAGGGATACTGCCTTAGTAAAGATACTTTTAACAGCCGATGGTATCTTAGTAAATGCTCCTTTTACAGCCGATAAAATACCATTTCCCTTAAATGCCCCTTTGAATCCATTTACGGCATTTTTAGCGGCACCCTTTAAAAGAGAAGGAAGATTTTTGATTCCTTTGATTATGCCGGTAACAATGTTTTTACCAAGCGACAGCCAGTTAAACGCCGTAAACACACTTACAATGGCCGTGATAATTTTCGGCAAATTGGCAATTAGCAACGGAATTGCACGAACTAAGCCAATTGCCAAATTTGTTATGATTGTTATTCCTGTTGCAAGGATTTTTGGCGCGTTATCGTTAATAATACCGGCTAAATTTGTTATGATTGTGGGTACGTATGCAATCAGTACGGGTATGGAATTAATCAATCCCTGTGCGATATTCTGAATAAGTGTCAGGCCTGCATTTATTAGTTTTCCCGCGTTACTTCTCAGTGATTCCGTAAATTGCGCCAGCATCGGCAACGCCTGCCCCAGAAAGGTTGGGATGCCCTGAGTCATGCCGCTAGCGATAGTCGTTAACAAATTGACCCCGACCGATGTAAATACATTTAGCCCTGTGGAAATCGTAGAGGCAAGATTATTTAACAGTTGACTGACAGCAGTTGTAATACTGCCAGAATTTTGAGTAACGCTCGAAATTAAACCGTTTATGAGGTCGCCGCCGATTTTTGTCAGCCCCGGCAACTGACCGCTAAAGTTAATCGCATCTTGCGCAAGTTTGGAAAGAGCGCCACTTATGCCGCCGGATTCCATCGCCTCAGCTAATCCACTAACCTCGCTTGTTATGCCTTTGATAGCACCGCGGATAGTACCCGAAAAAGTATTGTAAAAACCCAGTTCTAAGCCCTCTGTAGCACTAGATAGCAAGGTTATGTCGCCTTTTAAATTGTCTAACTGTGTAGCCGCCTGCTGTGCCGCAGAGCCGGAAGAATCCTGTATTCCTTTCCAGAATTTTTGTACAGTCGCATCACTTGATGCGGTCATTTTGTTAAATGCCTGTAAGCCTTGCGTTGTAAAAATCGTTGCAAGGGCATTGTTTTTTTGTTCCGCTGTCATACCCTGCAAAGAGCCATTAAGTTCGTCTACGAGGTCGTTAAAGTCTTTTGCTTCGCCGTTTGATTTATAGGCGGATACCCCTAACTGGTCTAAAGCTTTTGATGCATCATCAGTCGGAGTATATAGGTCTGCCATCGCCCTATTTAACGCTGTAGATGCCTCGGAGCCTGTCACATTCTGCTCTGCCAAACGGAGTAAGGAAAGCGTGACACTGTCCGCCGCTTGGCCGTAGTTTTTCGCTGTGGCGGCAGAACCAGAGAAAGCTTCTCCAAGACCTCTTACGTCCGTATTAGCAAGAGTAGCACCCTTTGCCATTAAATCAGCATAATAAGATGCATTACTCATTGAGTCGCCAAAGCCTTTTACGGCTCCGGCAGTATATGATGCTGATTCTTCCAAACTCATAGCACCGGCAGAGGCAAGATTAAGCACTGTCCCGATGCCGCTAATCTGCTCATCCGCTGACAAGCCGGCTTGGGCAAGAATGTTCATGCCTTCGGCCGCTTCCGTTGCGGTGTACTTTGTAGTGCGCCCCATTTCCTCAGCCTTAGCTTCGACATTCCCTATTTTGTCTACGGTTGTACCCATGGTAGCCGCTACCTGAGACATTGCAGTATCAAAATTCATCCCGGAGTCTATTGACGTTTTTGTAAATGCAGCGGCGGCGGCAGAACCAGCCGCCATGGCTGTTTTAGCCACCTTCCCGACTGTTTTAAATGCCCCGCCGATTTTTGATGTGGACGAGCTGGCGTTACCTTCTGCGTCTTTCAGCCCCTGCTTATATGCGGTGTCTTTGATTGCCAGAGTGACAAACAATTCCATCACATTCAATCACTCATCACCACCAATCCGGCTTTTTTAATGACGTCTGCGGCTATTTCTTCGCCAGTCTTTGTTGCTGTTTGTTTTTTATTATTATCAATCAAATCAATAAACGATACATAGAGATATTTCCCGCCGAACGCCTGCGAAATACTTTCGGTTACATATTTCAGCCCATCGGCCATATATCGTTTGTAAATTAATTCCTCTGTGTCGTCTAAAATCTTAGCTTTGACATACAGTAGGAAGCCTTTTACGCTTTTTCCTCTGTATTCTCCTGCGCATCTCCAGAGTGTCCGTCTGTTGCGCCCGTTGGCACTGAGAAAAAAAGCTGACGTACCTCCGGTTCGTTGACAAGGTCAACCATGCCTTTGATAACATCCATTAATTTGTGCGTTTTCTTGTATTCCTCAACTGTCTGTAATTCAAACGCCGCTAAGATTCCAATTACATCATCCTTGTGCGTTTTTAACAGTCTAGGGGCTGTTTTAGCACCCCTAGCAAAGACTTTGATGTATTTCTCACCTTCCCGCGGCACAAGTTCCTGGCACAGCTTAAGCGCGTCATCATCGTCTGCAATGTTTCCGATATGTTCAAGGGAATTCGCAATGGCTTCCAATCCCTGTTCTGCTGTTAAATCCGATAATCTCATGCTTTACCTCCTACGCCGCTTCGCCTGTTTTAATATAGACCTCGTAAGGTACTGTCTCTGCGTTCTTAATGCTATAATGTCCTGTGTATTCGAAATCGAAATTTCCTTTAGATTTATCATCTGATTTAATTTTAAATCCGCCCGTTGAGAGGGCGTTCATGATTTTGATTGCGATAAATCCGGCGGAATCCCCGGAATTTTCGTCCGAATAGTCACCAATCCACCAAATATCCTTAAAATCTTCTGTCTTTAAATCTGACCTTGGCGTTACTTTGTTTCCTGCTACGTCTGCCGCTGCCATAAAGCTTTTAGCCTGTGTGGTATCCATAGTAACGGCTGTACCTGATAATTTTACTTCAATAGATTCGATTTCTTTGAGTTCCATCGTGTTTTTGGGTACGTTGTCAATATCTTCCCCGAAATCCGTAAAGGATGGCTCTGCGCTAAAGCTACAACCGCCGCTGGTTGCCATGAGGATGTTAGTTGCTGTTATGGCGCCCGTTTCTGGCTCAAAAGCTGATACAATAATACCGGCGTTAATCTGTATTTTTTTGAAAAGGTCAGAAGGTACCTGCGTATACTTCATTTGCTCACCTCGTTAAATAGTTATAAATTGCATAGTAATTACTGTGTATCTGCGTACTATTGACGAGTCGGCTTCATCGACTAAAGGAGTCCACGGCTGTTCCTGCGACAGGAAAATAAATCCATCATCGCATTTTACCGTAGTACCTCCTTGCAATCTGTCACTGATTTCTTTCGCCTTTTTGTTTGGGACTGCCTCAGATTCTGTGTGGTACCAGACATTTACGACGCTAGCGGCGGCCGCACCTGTCCACCAATTTGCTATAATTGGTTCGTATGTGATAAAAGGAAATGCGGTATCTTCCGGCACCCTGTTAGACGGATATGCAGTTATGCCGAAGGATGACCAAAATTGATACAGTGCCGCTGTTGGGGTCATGACGTTAACTCCCACTTCTCCGCCGGGACCTGTGCTATATCTAAATTAGACGACGCAGGGGTTTCTTTTTCTCCTGCATTTGATGTAACTCTAAAAATTTTTCCGTCTTTTGTTTTTAATACATCATGATAGTCTAGCTTTACTGTTTTAGCTGTAGTAATTGTATATGTTGCTGTTACACCCTCTTTCTCTGCCACCCTGGCAGACATAGAGGTATCTTGGATTATTGCCGCCTGTATTTTAGCGCCTTCCACCCACTCAGTGATAAATCCACCCTCGCCGTCAGAAGTACGCTTTTTATCCATGAGTATGCAATCCTGTAAAAATTCATTGATTAAACTCATGCCATTTTCCTCCATGGGTTCAGGCGTGCTCTAAAGGCATCCTGCCACGTGTAAGCCTCGCCTTTAGAATTTGTTGCCCTGCTGTACGAATAGCCGCCAAATGACTCCGACTGATACGCTCCTAAATTGCCATTCTTCGCCTGCCACTCGCTGATTTCGTCCACCAGTGATAAAAACGGTTTAGGGATAGCCAGTGGAACCACTACGCCGTCAAACGTCTCCTCCTGTAACGGGGCAGTATCGCCTTTGTGGTACTGATAAACCCCGTCATTAAAGATAGAGCCGCTGATTAAATAATATTGCCCGTCCTGTAGCGGGAGGCGAATCGCGGTGCCAGAATAACGTAGGTCTTCGGTGTCTGTCGTTGCATCTATGTGCGTGTCAAAAAGCCATTCCCCGATTGTTATTTTGCCTGTGATTGCCGCTCCTTTGACCGGGAAGAAATTGTGAATATGATTCATGACTTCGTAAAGCACTCAATCAACCCCTTTTATTTTCCGTTCGAACTTGCTTTTGAAACGGTGCTTGATACTTCTGGGATAGTTTCTGTAGTTCCAACGGTGACTACGCAAATGCCGTCAAGGTATTCTGCCCACAGTTTCATGCCCATAATGGCGTATGTTTCGCCTGTGGCGTTTGTATAGTTGCCGCCTGCGTGGAATCCAATCAGATTTGTTTCGCCAGATGTTGTGTAGTCCAGGCCAAGCTTTTTGAAATCGCTGTCACCGGGATCAATATAATATAAATCAATATTTTCCACCGGTGTTGCGATGACGGTTTTTGCCGGGATGTAGTCGTCAGGGAGGAGGAACAGTGTAGAGAAGCCAAAGAAATCTTTGATATACTGCAATCCAAACATTGTCTGTACGGTAATCTCTTTATCACCTAACCAGTCGTAAAAATCCATTACGTTTGCAAATCCTACGACTTCGGTTACGTTTCTGTTCATCCCTGCGAATTTGTTGAGTACAGCACCTTTTGCGATTGCAAGTGCTTTCTGCCATTTCTTCTGTGTTCCTTTTAATGTTCCTGTTTTTAAAAATGTGTAAAAATCCTTTAAAACCTTGTTCTGCAGCTCAACCATAAAGGCATCATCTGTTTTTTCAATCGCAACGGTTGCGCCCCATTTTGCCACAGACTCAAGAGTTAAAGATTTAGCGTATTTTTCTACGACAATATCTTCCCTTTTGCTTTCTACGACCTTAAACTGTGTAAAAGGGATTGCCTCTCCCTCACCCACACTTGCGCCGCCCTGTAAGGCTTCGTCTTTCATCTGCGCCTCGTAGGTTACTAAGCTAGTGCCCGGCTCTTTTCTGATGGGCTTAAAGATTCCTAAGATAGTTCTTAATGCATCCCAATTTTTGTCAAATCTTGTTACAAAATCAATTTCTCTCGCTTTGAGAGCGCTATCTGTATTTAATACAGTGCTAATGGTTACTCCTGCCATTGTCTACTCCTTTCAATAGCCAAAAAGTTCGTGATTTTCCGCAATCGCTTTCTGACGTTCGCCCGCATCCTTAATTTCCATGATTTCTTCCTTGGTCATTTTCCCCGGTTCTCCTCCCGGTGGATTTGATACGTTAGCACCATGAGTCTTTTCAGTTGTAATATAGTCGGCATACGCTTCTTTGATGCCTTTTTCTACCTCTGTTGCATTCTCAAATTTGCCGTCAGCTCCGATTTTTAAATTATCAATAGTCTCTTTTGACGCTTTTAATACAAGGCCAATTACTTTGCTGGACACGCCGGAATCTTCAAGCATCTTTTTGTATGCGGCTTCTTTCGCGTTGTATGACGCTTTCTCGTTCTGTTCGGCTTTGTAGTTCTCAAAACCTGCGTGTTCTTTCTCGTACTTGCCTTTCCAATCATCCTTTTCGTAGTCCTCCAATTTCTTCTGGAGGCCCGGGACTTTCTCCGCGTCCTCTTTATACTTACTAATCTCGTTCTTGAGACCTGTAACGGTCGCAGAGTGTTCCTCGATGATCGCGGAAACCTGTTCATCTGTAAGTGTCATGCTCTTTAAAAAAGCCCTTGTTAATGCCATTTGATTACTCCTTTTCTTCGAGGGATTTCTTTCCCTAAATGACTTTATATGCAAATCACAGTACTTCGTGATTACTTGCTAAATTCTTTCGCGGCCTTAAGGGAATTTGTCCCGAACTTGCCATCGTTTTTCAAGTTACAGCGCGACTGGAAAATTCTTACCGCGTCTTCTGTCTTTTCTCCATATTTGCCGTCAGTTTCTAATTTTGAGCCGATAGCCCAGTTTAAAAACTTCTGCAATTTCTCAATTTCTTCCCTTGTGTTTTTTAATACCGTGATGCCGTCTAAAAACGCATAGTAGCCGCGTGGCGGCAATTTAGGAAATTTCCCGGTGTATTTAACCTTTTTTGTTGTTTCTTCCTTCTGCACCGTCGCCGGGAAGTCGTGATACAAAATATTTAAATCAAACTTGCCGCCGTTGCCGGTTGAAGCCTTGGCTGGAAACACGCCAGAGCTAGTATATTGCCACACCATAAGGTCGGCTACGTTTGTAGGCTTATAAGATTTGTTTGGTGTCGCTTTAAATGCCATGCGGTTATAGCCTTTGTAATAACGTGCAATCCACCAGTTTTTACACTTGACCTTGTTTTTATCAATATGCTCCGAAAAATACGACATCCCGGTGTAAACACCAAATTTATAGCCTCTTGACTCAACGACAGTCTGTGCCGCATTGATAATCTCGGCAATCTTTACTTTGCTTAGCCCTGCCTGCACTTTGTCCTCAATGTCAAACCAAACGCCGTATTTAAAATGCTTTTTGCTGACTTTGTCGAGGATGTCACACACAAGTTCCATGTCTGACTTAGCTTTTGCTACTGTGGTTGCGTATGTGTAGTTATACACGCCCCATGAGATACCCAATTTCTCACACTTTTTATAGTTCTCTTCAAATTTTTTATCTTTGCCTAAATCCTTGCGGATAATCTTAATGATTGCACCATCGCAACCGTATTTCTTTACTTTCCTCCAGTCGATTGTGCCGTTGTATACCGACACATCAATAATTTTCTTCTGTGCCATATTTTTCTCCTTTACAATCTGCGATTGTTGTAATCCCGTACTCGACAGCACAAGTATGTTCAATTTTGCACCCTCTTGCATCTTCCCAACCTTTTGCAAAAAACGCAATGTCAGCGATTGATAGTAGTTCAAGAGACTTCCCTAAAAACCAGAGTGGTCTAGCGTCAGCGGGTGCCGACTGAAAGAACGAATCAATCAACTCTACTGGTTCTTCCAACAGTTCTTCTGCGCTTTTAATTGCATTTTCTCTCTCTTTTAAAATTTCCTCATCTGATTTGCCTTTCATCGGCTGACTAATAAATAATTTTTTCATTTTTTACCTCCATCTCAACACATATAAAATCTTCTGTTTTCCGTTGATGACTCTGTGTATCTTTTTGTATGTTCCGCCTGCTTTTTTAGTATTTGTGCTAGCCTTTCCGGCATCCCACCAAACCATTTTATTATTCTCGTTTATTCCTGCGAAAATATTGGTATGCAGGCGGTAAAAGCAAATATCTCCCGGTTTTAATTTGCTTTTATAATCCCGGGGTAATTTATTTACTTTTATCAATCTATATCGTTTTGATATAGCCGCTTTTGTTCCTGCGCCCTTATAGACAACTGTTCCGTTCCTGTTGCAATAAAACAGTTGTCCCGGTTTGAGGATGCCTAATTGCTGTAGGCAATAGCATACATACGATGCACAATTACTTACCTTTTTCTTCTTTGCGCTCGCCCAGCTATTCGCTACGCTCTGAGAGTATTTAAACTTTTTATCAGTAAAATACTCTGCAGTTTCTCTTGCCTTGACGAGCAAAGACAATCTGTTCATTATCCCATCGCTCCTTTTAATTCGTCTGCAATGATTGCTGTGTATTCTTTTGTGTAATTTGCCGCCGCCGGTTTTAAATACGGTTGTGCTCTCTGACCGTTTGTGATATGCCATTGTCCCTTATCATCCTGATAAGTCCATGGGGTCTTTCGTCCTCCCTTGTAATACACGCCAGTTCCTAACTCTACATAGGCGGCATATTCTTCATTACTCCCGATTATCTCTGTGAGATTCTCCAAGTCGGTCTGGTGCGTAATGCTGTTTCTCAACGCGCCTGTATCGACCGGGCAAAGGTCTTTTGCGTGCCCTTCTGCGGCGGCTCCTGCCTGTTCTAACGCCCTTGCAAGTGCCATGGTGGTCTTTAAAATTACTTCGTCCACGTGGCTCACAACATCAATATCCGCCATTATATTCGCCCCCTTTGCGTTGCTAACCATTCATAATAGGTCATGTCCTCCACGACTTCGTTTCTGCCTGTCTCTGGGTTTCTGACACGTATCATTCGCGGTTGTGCCAGTTCGGCAGGCAGTGTAGTTCTCTGCGTACAACGACAGTTATAAACTTCCGCCGGGATTCCGCTTGGGTCTCCCGGATACATGAGGCCATTGGAGTAAGTCATATTAAACGGTACTTCTTCACCGTCTAATGCCCTGTGACTGTCTCGTGTCCTCAAGTCCTTTGTTGCTGTCCAATGCTTAACTACATCAATTCCCATCTGGTAGGCTTCCTCGTATGCCGCCTGTCTGCCCCCATTCTGTGCCCCTGTAAACGCTGTGCGGGCATTTCTAATTGCGGCAGTATGATTCATGCCTGTAACGTCTTGGAATCGCCCTGCGAGCTTTTTTATGTTGTCACCCTGTAAAATTCCTTGCAGTAGTGCATTTTGCAATTTCTTTTTATTCCAATGCACATCCTTGCTTTTTAGCACTCTCCTAGGCGGGAGAATCTTTTGTTTTCTGACTGTCAGCCGCTTAACTGTATGCTCATCAACCAAATTAAAAGCAATATCTCCAATCTCTTTTATCTGTCTGTCAGGCACAAGAGATTTAATCATGTATGCCTCAAAATTACGATTGAGGGCGATAATAAGTGGGGTCTTCTCGTTGATATATGCCGCGGCAATCTGATTTGATTCTGCCAGTCTCCGAGCCATGTCCTCACGCAGTGCTTCCCACCTCTGCCCTCTGCCATACTGGTTCATCAACCATTCTTCAAATTCTTTCTTGGTGTACTTTCCTGCCTGATATGCCACATATTCTTTGACATACCGGCTGGAGAATTGTTTAAAATAGTTCTTCGCTTTGCCGTCAAGTTCCTTTTCGGCCTGCTTGTATACGTCTGTCAGCCGCTTTTCTAGCTTTTGTAACTCCTGTTCTGTCCACTTGTCGGATGGATACATGTTTATTCATCCCCTTCCGGGTTATCTTCCGGCGCATCGGGTTCAATTGGTTCTGTGTAGCGGTTATATGATTCTTCGTCCAGCTTTGCCAAAATGTCCGGCACTTCCTCCGGTGCAACAAACGGTAATTTTTTCAGGATGGTTTCTTCGTCCAGATAGTTTGCCGCTTCAAGAATCATATCTGTACGCTCTTTCTCGTTACTGATTCTGTTCCGCTTAAATTGCGGTTCGTCATCAATCCCCGCAAGCTCCAGAATTTTCTCAATCGCATCGCCTACAAAGTACTCAAAATCATCTGCATTGTCATCTAACGGCTGATATGCGGCGTCGATATGGTCATTTGTTGCTCCGGCGGCTATGGCGTGTACATCCAACGCACCGAAGTCCTCATAAATCTCCGACCGCATCTGCGTGAGAAACTCTTTTCTGGCCGTATATGGCGGCTCTTGTGTGTATGCTTGCACCTGCCCTTCCTCAGCCTTTGCGATGTGCTGAAATTTGAGCCGGTCCCTGAATTCCGCCAGTTCGTCGTCTGTCATACCGTCAGCGTTAGAAATGAGCCAATACATCTGCGCACAGTCGTCTAAATCATTGGCAAAACCACTTTGTACCGCGTCGTAAGCATCAATCTTCGACTGCATCCCCCTTAGCGTGCTTATATGCCTTTTATTACCAAACATCGGTACAATAGGGAGACTGCTATAATTTTCTTCTCCGATAATTTCGGGTTCCAAATTGTTTGCAGTCTCAATTCTCTGTCTGTATGCCCGTTTGGGAGCGGTCTCTTTTAATTCTCCAAATTTACTCTCTGCACTGTAGGTTGTGTAGCCATCCACCTCGTACAGCACAACCTTAAACGGTTTCTGCTCGTCCAGTTGCCAGAATCTTATGCCCGCCATCAATGCCCCTGTGTCTTCATCCCACATCGGGGCGAACTGCGTAAAAGGAAATTCGTGCACGTGGTCCACATTCCAAAAAAGGAAAGATTGACC